AGTCAACTACCTTGTTAAAGAGTTTGAGTGTAAGAAAGCAGCAGACTCTTATGCCCGTGCTACCACAGCACGTACAGGTGTCTTAGATACAACTAAACTGCATACCTACAAATACAACGAAGATCTATTCAAGAAAGTCACAACTCTTGCTGATGGCAAGAATCATGGATTGGTTTTTATCCTTGACTGGTCTGGTTCTATGAGTCGTGTTCTGTTAGATACATGCAAACAACTCTTCAATCTTGTGTGGTTCTGTAAGAAAGTTGGAATCCCATTTGATGTTTATGCTTTCACTAATGAATGGGAACGTCCAACGTTTGATCTCTACAACGGTGATATAATCGAACCTGCAAAAATTGGAAACCGCACTGATAAGAAAGAATATACTCTTGCAATTAATGATGATTTTTCTTTGATGAATCTTTTTACCAGTAAAACAAATGGTAAAGAATTGGAGAAACAGATGAAAAACATCTGGCGTGTTGCTACTTATCATAATAGCTATTATCGTTCAACTTACACAATATCTCCACGCTTGAGTCTTTCTGGTACTCCCTTGAATGAAACTATTGTTGCCCTTCATGAGATTCTTCCTAAGTTTCAAAAAGAAAATAAATTGCAGAAGGTTCAGTGTGTTATCTTAACTGATGGTGAAGCAAATGATGTCAAGTATAATGTAGAAATTATTCGACCCAATAATCGTTACATGGGTCAACGTCGTGTTAGACCTGAGTCTAGTTTCCTCCGTGATCGTAAGACTGGAAACACGTATAAGTTTGACTATGGGTGGCATACCTTCACTCAAACTTTGCTGACAAATATGCGTGATAAATTCCCATCTGTAAACTTTATTGGTATGCGTGTTCTAGAAGGTCGTGGAGCAAATGACTTTATCAAACTCTATTACAATTATGGAGATACTGATTATGATAAAATTATGTTTGATTGGAGAAAGAACAGGAGTTTCTGTATCAAGAAGTCTGGTTATCATGCATACTTTGGTCTTTCTGCAACTGCACTATCTCAAGACTCTGAGTTTGAAGTTGATGATGGTGCCACCAAAGCAAAGATTAAATCCGCTTTCGTCAAGTCTTTGAAGACTAAGAAACTAAATAAGAAAGTTCTTGGTGAATTTATTTCTTTGGTGGCATGAACTGGAAAGAAATCGCACTTCAAAGTGAAACTAACCCTAAGGGCCGTAAGGTTCTTTTAGAGGGTCCTAAGAAATTAACAGATGCATGGTTGCTAGGTGCATTGAGAATTAAGTATGGACGGTTTGTAAAGTGACCCATAGGGGTTTAAAATCCCCGTCTTTTCATCTATAATAACTTCAGTTCAAACAAACCAAATGTCCCTCTCACCTGAGTTCATTCGCACTTCCCTTCAGGGATTGTATGGTGAGTCTGTTGCTGCTGCTGATATTCGTGCCTGGTGTGCTATGAATGGTGCGAACTATCAAACTGTCACCAACAAACTTGCTGATTACAAAACTAGTCGTGGAAAGTGGAATCTGACTGTACAAGAAAAACTAGAACAAACCTATCAGGCACCAACTGCAATGCCTGCTATTGAACAAAACCTTATTCCTGCAAAAGATGATACCTTCGTCAGCTTTGGTAACTTCGCTGATATTAAAAAGATTATTAAGTCCGGTTTATTCTATCCGACGTTCATTACGGGTCTTTCGGGTAATGGTAAAACGTTCTCTGTAGAGCAAGCATGTTCTCAAACAAAACGAGAACTTATCCGCGTAAACATCACAATCGAAACAGATGAAGATGATCTTATTGGCGGTTTCCGTCTTGTTAATGGCGAAACCGTCTGGCACAATGGACCAGTCACTGAAGCACTCCAGCGTGGAGCAATCTTGCTCCTTGACGAAATCGACCTTGCCTCAAACAAAATCCTTTGTCTCCAATCTATTCTCGAAGGAAAAGGAGTTTTCCTCAAGAAGATTGGCAAATTCATTACGCCCACAGAAGGTTTCAACGTATTCGCAACCGCCAATACTAAAGGCAAAGGAAGCGAAGATGGACGATTCATTGGAACTAACGTGCTCAACGAAGCATTCCTTGAGCGATTCCCTGTGACCTTTGAGCAGTCTTATCCTGCCTCTGCAGTAGAGCAGAAGATTCTCATGGCACTCTGTAGTGATACAGACTTCTGCAAGCGTCTCTGTGATTGGGCAGACATCATCCGCAAGACATTCTATGATGGTGGTATTGAAGAAATCATTAGCACCCGTCGTCTGGTTCATATCGTCCGCGCATACAACATCTTCAATGACAAAGCAAAGGCTATTCAGGTCTGCGTGAATCGTTTTGATGATGAGACCAAGCAAGCATTCTTGGAACTGTACGACAAGGTTGATGCAGATTTCCAAATGCCAATTGACGCGGAGGTACAATCCTGATATAATATGGTTAACTCTTGGTCTTTACTATTTGATGAATTGAATATGACTAAAAAATCAAAGCATTATTATGATTACGATCGTAATGATCCAAACAAAAAAAATCCATTTAAAGTTGATGGATACTCTGTGAATGGAGCACCTAACCAAGATTTCTGGGAGTATGATGGAATCAGTTTGACTGGTAATCCTGGCACGGTATCTTCAGATACTATTGTTTTTGGTGGTTCTGGTCTTCTAGGTGGTATGGGTGATGACTCCATCACTTTCTTAAGTGACGGCATTAATGCTGCAGAATCTGTGCCATTTAATTACTTTGAATCTGAAGATACCCTTTCTTTTGATTTACCCAAACCTTCTAATCCTCCATCTAATGATGGTAGAAGGAAGTATAGTGAAGATGTGATTATCAAAGAACTGAAAGATTACATCACTAGAACATATGACCAGCACTATTCTGCTGGCGATGATAAGATCCAAACTCTTGATCTTATTGAAGCTTGTGGTGATGGTGAGGCATTCTGTCGCAGCAACATCCTCAAGTATGCATCACGATACGATAAGAAGGGCACTGCCCGTCGTGACATTATGAAGATTCTGCATTATGCTGTTCTTCTAATGCATTTTAATGATAAAAATGCAAAACTTGAAACTTACCCTCAGTGATGAAAATTCGCAATCCTATGAAACTTTCTGATAAGACTATTTCTGTTTTAAAGAACTTCTCTTCAATCAATCAATCTATTCTTTTTAAAGAGGGTAGTAAACTTCGTACTATTAGTCTTATGAAGAATATTCTTGCTGAGGCAACAATCTCTGAAGAATTTATGAGAGATTTTGGGATCTATGATCTTAACCAATTTCTTAATGGATTGAGTCTACATTCTAGTCCAGAACTCGACTTTACTAACGAGTCTTATGTTGTAATTAAAGAGGGTGGATCTCGTTCAAAGTATTTCTTTGCAGATCCTAATGTGATCGTAACACCTCCAGAAAAAGAAATCACACTTCCTAGTGAAGATGTATGCTTTGAACTTTCTACAACAGTTCTTGATAAACTATTGAAGGCAGCAGCAGTGTATCAACTGCCTGATGTTTCTGCAGTTGGTGAAGCGGGTGTTGTTAAACTGGTTGTTCGTGATAAGAAGAACGATACTTCAAATCGCCATGAAGAAGTTGTTGGTGAAACCTCTGATGAGTTTTCCTTTAACTTTAAGGTAGAGAACATTAAAGTCCTTCCCGGAACTTATGATGTAGTTGTGTCACAAAAACTTTTGTCACGATTCACTTCCAAGAACCATGATCTAACCTATTATATTGCTCTGGAACCTGATTCAACATTCGGATGAACATCTTTGTGACCTCTCCCAGTCCTTGGGAATCTGCTCAAGTTCTTCCTGATAAGCATATTGTCAAGATGCCTTTAGAGACCTGTCAGATGCTTGCTATTGTATGCTCTGAGAAATGGGGACATAACTTCGGCACTCTTCCTAGAGCAGATGGTACTCCCTATGCTACTGAGAAGGGTGCTTTTCGTAATCATCCCTGCACCAAGTGGGCGAATGAGTTTGTGACCAACTGGCAGTGGTTACTTGCTCACGGACTTGCTATGTGTGACGAGTATACTGCTCGCTACGGTAAGGTCCACACCTGCCAGAAGACCCTTCTAGCAGCAAAGGAGATACTTCCTACAGCAGACTCTCAAGGTCGCAGTGGAAAGGGTCCAACACCGTTTGTATTTGCTGGACCTGATGAGTTCAAGTATGATACAAGCATTGATATCTTTACTGCTTACAAAA